AGCGCGGGACCATTCACAACACCAGAAGGACTCACTTTCAGGTATGGATCGTAGACGATTTATTAAAGGTTCAATGGCTATGGCCGCCGTGTGCATTACCACTGACTTGTATTCCTGAAGAGTTATTACCAATCACTTGGCTTATAGAGGATGACTTCTTCTTGTCACTTATTAAGTTGGCTACAGCAGTTAGAAAAGCCCCTAAGCTGACTAAGAAAGCCAGTAGAGAAGCCAGTCCATGATGCTGGTATGCCTGATACCCGAATCCGCATGTTGCAACGAACGAAATTAGACAGATTAACTTTCTCACGCGTCATATCTCTCTATAGGTTAAATGGCACTAAAAGCAACGCAGGATGTGCTTTGCTCTGAGCACATCATTGATTCATCTTACTAATATCTATTAATTAAAAGATAAAACTAGGGGGTTTATGGTAAAACAGGACTGGACAGTGCTGCAACACCAGTCTCTCGCCGACTATGCCAAAACGGGTATATCACCAAAAGAGTGGTGCTAAGCAGGGAGACGGATTAACACATCTGCACGTTTAGGTGAAGAGTGGACTGACCTGATACAGGTATATGATCCTGTTCTAAGCATTAATTAGTATAATCGATATTCATTCTCATTTGATGGGGCCTGTTATGCGATCCAACCTGTTACGGGGCGGCGACCGTGTGGATTCTCTCTATTTATGAATATTGTCCACTATTTGCCATTTCCGTTTTTCTCTCCGAGTACAACATGATTTCTATCCAACAAACAGGGCAACGCCGATGCCAGCACGTGCTAAACGTCCATGCCGACAAGGGACGTGCGGCAATCATAGTCGCATTGCACGCGTATAAATAACAAGGAGGGGGGAATGCGCCTCACTGTATTAGATGATGATCCCGGCAGGAAGATTGATATCAGAGTAGAGCGGTACACTGTCTATCTTGATGGTGTTGATGTTAAGCGCGCGCTCACTGCTGATGATGAGAAAGGTGAAGTAATCGCTGTTGCATGTGATGAATATGGCCACGCGACCATAGAGAACGGCGAAGTGAAGAGGCAGATGCTTTACGGCTTAGTGAGGATTGAACGGTGTCCGCACTGATTTACAGGTAATGGTGGTATGAACAAAGAACCGCGCATCTATGACAGCAGATGGGGTAAAGCCCGCCAGGCATTCCTGCGCGAACATCCTTTATGCATTATGTGTCAGGCACTGGGAAGGATTGAGCTGGCGACTGTGGTCGATCATATCACGCCACACAGGTTGAAAGATGCTCTCATAACAGGAAATCCCGCAGATATCTCCCGGGCGCAAAAGCTGTTCTGGGACAGAGGAAACTGGCAAGGGTTATGTAAACCCCATCACGACTCAACCAAACAGCGTATGGAAAAGAGCGGGAGAATGACTGGCTGTGATGCTGATGGGATCCCGCTTGACCCCGATTCACACTGGAACAGGGGGAGGGGCGGGTAAAAACTTAAATACCTTTGCAGTAAATGACCCCCGCTTCTCCTTTCTGTGTACAACCGCGAAATGAAAAGTTTTTTTTTGGCTTGTTTTTTGGTTAAAAAACAACCTCGAATTACTTCAGTGTATTGATATATAAGAAAATGATGAAAACAGCAAAGCTACTGTATTAAAATACATATGTGATTTAATGCAGTAGTTTTATTGGGAGGTGCCCGGCATGGCAGGGAGACGTCCGAAACCGTCCCATCTGAAAGCGGTAACCGGCAACCCAAGCAAGCGAAAACTCAATGACAAAGAGCCGTTGCCCTCACGCGAAATACCGTCGCCGCCCCCGCACCTGACCGACTGGGGAAAGGTTGCCTGGGGAAAACTGACCGTACTGCTGGATGGGATGGGAGTGATGACGGTAGCTGACGGACTGGCACTGGAGCGCCTCTGTGATATCTACGCCGATATCCTTCAGTTACGTGACACTGTCGCAGTGGAAGGCAGAACCTATACGGTACAGACAGATGGTGGATTTCTGATAAAACCGCATCCTGCTGTCGCCATGCTGGCAGACGCTGACCGCCGTTTTAAAAGTTATCTGGTTGAATTCGGTCTGACCCCGGCCGCCAGAACGAAGGTAAAAGTTGATGGTGGAGAAAAAGACGAAGATCCGTTCAACCAGTTCTTCGGTTGATCCAGCCACGCAGTATGCAATGGATGTGGGTACCGGTAAGAAAATTGCCGGACCAGATATTCGTAATGCCTGTAAACGTCATTTGCGCGATCTTGAATTTGGGCATAAGCGCGGCTTGTCATGGGATACAGAAGCAGCACTACGCGCGATTGATTTTTTTGCGAAGGTACTGAAGCTTAACGGTGGGGAGTTTGAAGGAGAACCCTTCATTCTGTTGCCCTGGCAGTGCTTTATTGTGGGATCCATTTTTGGATGGAAACGGCGGAACGGGGCGCGCCGCTTTCGTACCGCTTATGTGGAATCAGGCAAGGGATCAGGTAAATCCCCTCTGGCGGCAGGGGTTGGCCTGTACTGCATGACTGCGGATAAGGAGCCCAGGGCCGAGGTGTATGCTGCGGCGACGAAAAAAGACCAGGCTATGGTGTTGTTTCGTGATGCGGTGGCGATGGTGGATCAATCACCGGCGCTGGCACAACGTATCAGCAAATCAGGAGGGGCGGGCAAAGAGTGGAATCTGGCATTTTTGCAGACGGGATCATTTTTCCGCCCGATTAGTTCTGATGACGGGCAGTCAGGCCCACGACCACATTGTGCCTTGATTGATGAAATCCATGAGCACAAAAGCAACATTGTGGTTGAAATGATGCGGGCTGGTACAAAAGGCAGGCGTCAGGCGCTGATTTTCATGATAACTAACAGTGGTCATGACAAAACCAGCGTCTGCTATGACTATCACCGGTACGGACAAAAAGTCGCAGCCGGACAACTGGATAATGATGCATTTTTCTCTTTCATTTGTTCCCTTGATGAAAGAGATGATCCCTTCCAGGATGAATCCTGCTGGCCAAAAGCGAACCCTTCCATGGGGCATACATTTGAGGACAGTTATTTACGGGAACAGGTTGATGATGCCCGCGGTATTCCGTCCAAAGAGAGCATTGTACGACGCCTTAATTTCTGTCAGTGGGTTGATGCTGAAAATCCATGGATTAGCAGTGATGCCTGGATGGCATGCGAAAAAAAATTCGATCCTGAAGAGTTCCGGGGGCAGATTTGTTACGGAGGACTGGATCTTTCCGGCAAAAGAGATCTCACTTCTCTTTCTCTGTATTTCCCTGGAAGCAATGCGTTGCTTACTGAGTTCTGGACGCCGCGCGATACACTTTTCGATCGCGCAAGGGTGGATCGTGTTCCTTATGACGTCTGGCTGAAGAAGGGGTATGTACACGCGCCGCCAGGTGCTGCAATTGATTATGGCTTTGTGGCAAAACGTCTGGCAACACTTGCTGCAATGTTCGACATCCGTAAGGTGGCGTTCGACAGTTACCACATTGATTACCTTTTGCCGGAACTGGATGATGAAGGTGTAAACATCCCACTGATTCCGCACGGCCAGGGATTCGGCAAGTCCGCCAAATCCGGACTGTGGATGCCGCATTCCATTGAGTTGTTTGAACAACTCATCATGGATAAAAAAATAAACATCGTACTCAACCCCTGCCTTCGCTGGTGTGCGGCCAATGCCGTTATAGAGGAGGACAAAAGCGGAAACCGTGTATTCAGCAAGCGTCGCAGCAATGGGCGTATTGATGGCGTGGTGTCCGGTGCCATGGCAATTGGTGTTGCAGGATCCTGTGAAGATGACGGCGACGGCGATATCAGTGATTTCTTTAATGACCCCATATTTATGTGAAGCCTATGAATAAATCCAGAAAACCTGGCCGGATGAAAGGTGCCCTGCTCCGGTGGCTGGGGGTACCTTTGTCTCTGACGAACGGTGAATTTTTACAGGCTTACTCCGGCGCTGAGACAGCGTCGGGCGTCACGGTGAGCGAGAGCAAGGCCACACAGCTTTCGGCGGTGTGGGCCTGCGTAAATCTGCTGTCACAGACGGTGGCCACACTGCCGCTGGGATTTTATGAGCGAACGGAGGCCGGGCGGAAAGCTGCGCGAGACCATCCGTTATATGAACTTCTGCATCATCAGCCCAATGCTGATATGACAGCGGTAGAGTTCTGGGAAGTCATGATGGCCGGGCTGCTGTTGCGTGGTAATGCCTTTGCTGAGATTGACCGTACCGGCAGGCGCATAACTTCCCTGATACCACTGATACCCGAGAGGGTGAAAATTCAGCGGGACAGTGCGGGTGGGTATCAGTTCATCTACAACGATCCGCGCCCGGGCGGGGCAACCCGGACTATCCGGGAGGAGGACATGTTACATATCCGTTCGCGTATTGCTAATGGTATGACGGGTGTTTCTCCTCTGGTTATGGGGCGTGAGACTTTTGGGCTGGCGATTGCCGCCAATAATGCCAGTGCTGCAGTGTTTAAAAATGGCATGCGTCCCAGCGGCGTACTTAAGACTGAGAAGATCCTGACCCAGGAACAGCGTAAGGATTTCAGGGAGAATTATATTCAGGAGTTCACAGGTTCACTGAACGCCGGGAAAGTCCCCTTACTGGAAGCGGGCATGGGTTTTGATAAGACGTCAATGAGTATGGAAGACGCACAGATGCTCGATACCCGTCGATTCAGCGTGGTGTAGTGGTCAAGTAATACTGGCCACGGTTTTACAGTAAAAATGGTATCTGTTCTCTGACTCTTCCGGCGTCAGCCCTCCGTTATAATGGTGAGGCCTGACGCTATTGTAATAATTCAGAATATAACTGCTGATTTGCTGCCGGGCCACGTCTTTGCCTGTGTAGCCATCGGTTGGCACCCATTCTGTTTTCAGACTGCGGAAGAAGCGTTCCATTGGACTGTTATCCCAGCAGTTTCCCCGT